GAGCTGGAACGGGTCGGCGCGCAGGTTCAAGCCACCGACGAACGAGTCAGTTCTGAGTACCTGCATCTGTCACATCAGTAGCGGCGGCCCTGGCTCAAGATCATCGGCACGTTCGCAGGGATGCGCATGATGTCGTCTCGGGCGAGCTTGGCTGCCTCGGTGTACTGGCGGTCGTATACCTGCGCCATCTCGGCGTCTTCCTGGTACTCGAACATCTTCATCACGGCGAAGTAGACGAGCGACTGGTGTAGTCGTTCGTCGCTGTCGATCTCCACCACGTCAGATGCCTGCCACGTCTCCAACGGCAGGCGGTAGCCGCGTGCCGTGTACGTGATCGCCTCGGTCGGTGTCGGCCACATCCAGATGGAGCTTGCCCACTGCGAGTAGTAGCGGGGGGTGCCCGTGACGTTCGCCCCGTAGTACGAACCCTCGGCCTCGTCGTGACCGATGTAGGTGAGGCGGTAGCCGTTGGACTGGTCGTACAGCGACGTGATCTCACGGAACACACCACTGGCGACACCCGAGACCAGGTAGCTCTGCGTGCCCGCCACGGTGACCAGCGTCGAGCTGGTCTCGTACGACGGCCAACGGCGTTCGATCGACACGATCCGCTCGAAGCCGTCCTTGACGTACATCTCCAACAACGTGTCGGAGACATCGGTCGTGTCGAGGTCGGTGATCTCGCGAGCGAGCGTCTTGATCTCACCTCTGTTCATCGGTCTGTTCCTCTCGCTTCACGGGGTCGGGCTGCCCGTCTGCCTTCGCGATCGCACGGAGATGACCGATGCAGAACGGGGTGCCACGAGCGGGGAAGCCCTCGCACGTGTCGTTGTTCGCCTGGCACTTGCCACGCCCGAGGTACTCGCCGCCGCCAGGCGGTGCCGCCCGAATGGGGTCTGGCCCTGCCATGTGCTGCGGGGTGTACTCGCGGAACACTGACTCGCCGTACATGTTGTGGACTGCTCTGATCGTCGTAGCCATCACTCAGTGATCGTTTCGTTACGTGAACGACAACGACCCGCCACCCTCGAAGGGGGGACGGGTCGTTGGTTGCCCCGATGATGCTCGGGGCATAGATCGCTCAGGTCTTCGCGGTGAGCTTGCCGTGACGTTTGCGGTTGCGGAGCGTCAGGTTGCCGTAGCAGAAGATGAGCGCATAGCGGGCGTCCATGTTCTCGGGCCGAACGAACTCGGTCTGCTTGAACCACTTGTCCGAATGGCCGACCATCTGGATGTACTTCGAGTTCAGGAAGTACACGTGACCCGTGGTTGCCGACTTGTCGAACATGAACGGGGCCGTCTTGAACATCAGGTTCTGGAACCCGACATCGGCCATCTTCGTGTCCGTGTACCGCAACTGCGGCGCGAGCAGGGCCTCGTACTTCTCGTAGAGGGTCTGCGTGCCGAACACGCCGTCAGGCGAGTCGTTGCCGTTGGATGCGGTGTTGAACGCCGTGGTCATCTGAGCGATGGTCAGCGCAGTGCTCGTGTTCTCCTCGTATGAAGCCCAGAACGAGTTCCCAGCCACAGAGGGGTCGATGTTGCCGACCGAACCAGTCGCATCGACGAGCACGTTCAGTGAGTTCCACTCACCAGCAGCAACCGAGGCGGCGAACAGCATGTTGCTGAACTTGTCCTTCATGGACTCCTCCAACTGCATGATCTTCGCGTCGAGGAGCTTGACGACCTGCGCCTCGCCGTTGTTCTTCGCTTCCTCGATACCCGAGATGGCGATCGAGCCAGCGAGCTGCCGCCACTCGAACTCGGCGGCACTGATGCCGTCCTGCGGGGTGAGCGAGATCGTGTCGTAGTCGGAGTACGCGGCCACGGTGTCGTTCGAGCCGTGGATGAGCGGCTCGACGATCTTCGTCCCACCGTCCTCCATGCGCATCCGACCCTTGGACATGATCCAGTTGGTGAGCGGGCGGTCGAGGAACACGTTGTCCGTCAGCCGCTTCTTGTACTTGAGCATCGTGGTCGACAACAGGGTGTCGAAGTTGGCGTTCGCAGGCATGCGAATCTCCTTACAGGGTTAGGACTCCAGCTCGCGCTTGGCGGCGTAGTAGGCGTCCGAGATGGATCGGATGGGTCCGTCGTCGCGTCCCGCAGGTCGAGCCGATGCGCCACCCGAGACGACACCTGCCGTCTTTTTCGCCTGCCTCTGCACTGCCGCTGTGTCAGCGGCCCGTGACTTCACGAGGAGACGATCGAATGCGATCTGCTTGAACGTGGATTCCAGGTCGGTGCTCCCTGATCGGAGCGCTGCCCCCACCACTTCCTGTGGGTCGAAATCGGACCCGTATGCGGTTTGCAGTCGTTGCACTTCTGCCTGGAGCTGCTGCTGAGCCTGTGCCTGCTCAAACTTGAGAAGGCGCTGCTCAATCTCACCGAGCTTCGGGTTGATCGGATCGACCGTTGGCGTGTCGAAGTCATCGAACCCGTAAGGGTCCGATGCCATCTGCTGCTGCATCTGCTGCGCTTGCGGCATCGAAATGCCGTAGTGCTGCACCAACAGCTCGACGGTGCCACGCGGGTCGTTGTCCAACGCACCACGAAGGGCGGCAGCCCATTGCAGTTCGGAACGCTGCGATGCCAACTCCTGAGTCTTGCGGGTGTAGTCCGCTTGACGTTGGTAGCCAGCAACGGCCTCGGAGAGAGGCACCGTGACTTCCTCGCCATCAACCTTGATCCGAACCTGATGGTCACGGAACTGTTCGATGTCGAGTTCGTCGAAGGTGTATGTCTCCTCGACCTCCGTCTCCATCTGTTCGCCTTGTCCGAACTCGTCGGGGGCTTCCAGTTGGTCTTCGATGAAGGTGTCTGTCACCTGTTGTCCTTTGTGTGAGTCCGTGATCGGTTGCTCTCTACAAAGGGGTATGGATCGTTACCTCACAGGTTCGGCGTTGCGAGACCGATACGCGACGACAGAGCAGCGAGCACGCCAGGGTCGATCCCCGAAAGCTCACTGGCGGAAGGTGCTGGTGGTGCGATCGCACTTCCAGGCATCATCCCCGCACCAGGATCGGGTGGCATCCCTGGCGGCATCCCTGGGGGCATCCCGCCACCCATCGGGTCTTCGGGGGCGGGGGCCTGCTGTGCCAGGAAGCTGTCAGGGTTCTTGATGCCGAAGCCGAACTGGAGCACATGCGTCGCCAGCTTCGCCATGTCGACCACGCCCGCACTCGCGAACGGTGCCATCGCATCAACCATCTGGAGCGCCATCTGTCGGCGGAAGCTCTCGTTCGTCGGGGCGGTGCTGCCGCCCTCGACCTCGAAGTCGAACTCACCAGCGATGTAGTCCTTGTCGAACGTCACCCACAACGGCATCCCGTCCTTGCCGACCACTCGCGCCACGGCCTCGCCGCTCATGAACTGCTGAGCGAGAGAGACGAGCGCACTCGCCACCTGGCCGATGGCGTGCTCGATCGTCGCCAGCTTGTCGGCCGCACGAGCGTTCGATGCGTCCTGCACGATCGCCGCCTCCGTAGCGGTGCGGCGAATCTCAGGCAGACCACCACGCTGGTACTCCGACACACCCGTCACCTGTTCCACATCGGACTGGATCAGGTTCGACTGGTCGTAGAACTCGGGGGGTGTCATCACAGTCGGGAACGGGGCCACGATGTTGCTCAACGAATCGTCACCCAACACGGGCACCATCACGTTGTCGTCGTCGGACTCCATCGCCGCCCGACCCGCAGGATCGAACGCCGACTCGCGGTACAGGTACTTGCGTGCGAACCGCTTGCGATGGTTCATCATCTGCGTGCGGGTCTCGTTCAGCTCACGCTGCAACGGCTCGATCGCTTCGAGATCACCGATCGGGTAGAAGTGATCGGGCACGTCGTAGTTGCGGACCATGATGAACGGGTGCCCGAATGCGTACGGCATCTCGAACGGCTTCACCAGGAAGTGCTCACACGAATCGGAGAACACCGACATCTGGTGCTTCACCAGGTCGTAGAACTCCCACACCTCGACGTAGCCCTCCTCGGTGTCCTGCACGTCACGCACAGGCCGTTGGCCCTCGTCGTTGTTGCGCCCCCACGTTGTCGCCGTGATCAGCGACCGAGCCTTCGACTCGTACCGCTTGTCAGCCTTCACCTCACGGAGCGGCCGACGCACACGTTGGGCGATCCAGCGGATGTCAGACATCGCTGTCGCATCAGGGTCCACGAACACGTCGAACGGCGACACACGCTCAGCGAACGGTCGGTCCTCGGTCACCACAGTGATCGAGGTGGCCTTCGCCGCGGCGAGCATCGCAGGGTCTTCGGCGGTAGCGCCCTCGCCTTGTTCGCCGCCCGCATCGGATGCGTCATCGTCAGTGCCGAGACGCTCCTCCTCGATGTAGCGGTAGCCGCACTTCATCCACCCGTGCCCGACCACGAGGAAGTCCTTCACCGCACGACGGAACTCGGGTCGCACGTTGTAGTGCCGCCACCAGTAGTTGATGACTGCCTCGGTGATCACGGCCCGCGGTGCGTCATCGGGCTTCGTGGCGTTCACCGTGATCTTCGGGTAGTTCACCGACACCGATGGGGCGATGACGTTCACCGTCGAGAAACAGATGTTGATGAGGAGGCGGTCCTCGGTCGACACGTACTCGTACTGCCGCCCTCGGTACAGGTCGATGAGACGACGCCAGGTGTCGTCGTAGCCCTCCTCGCGCCGCCAGTGCTTCGACTTGCGAATGCGGTCCTGGTGGCGCTGGAGGATTTCGGAGTTCGAGGGGCGGGCCACCGTGGTCTACTTCGTGGCGGTGTAGGCGGTGGCGGTGCCCGTGCCGAGCACGGCAGCGCCCAGACCGACCCAGATGGCTGCCGTGGAGTCTTCGAGGACGCCGTAGCCGACGAGCAACGGTACGGCGGCAGTCAGCACTCGGTAGAGGTAGGCGCGGACCTTGACGGGGATGAAGTCTTCATTCATGACGGTTCCTTTCGATCTTCGGCGTGCCACTCCAGGTGGCCGTCGATTCGTTCACCGAGGTGATTCACTGAGTCGCGGATGTCGGTCAGCACGGCGAGGTTGTCGTGGTGCTGCTGGTCGTTGCGCCTTTCCAGGTGCTTGACCATCCATGCGATGAGACCGCCGAACGCGGCGACAAGAACTGGGGAGACAGCGACGATCCACTGCACTGCGTCGATGGCGAACACTCAGACCCACCGACTCCCCACTGGTTCGATGGTGTTGCCCTTCGCAGCGTTGGTCGTTTCGATCTGGCGTTGCCGCTCGGTGATCGTTGGCCCGTGGAAGTCCTGTTTGCCGTACGTGTATCCGAAGCGGATGCCAGCGATGTGGCAGCGGAAGCACACGGCACCACGGCGAGGCATCACGTCGAAGCTGAACAGCTCGCCACAATCAGTGCAGTTTGTCGATCCCATCACACAGGTGACGGTTCGTTACCTCGCCAATCGTGCGTTGTACGCGCCGATAGGGACACGCTTTCCCTCGGACCCGTCCGATTCGATCATGCGGTCCCACCACTTGAGCGAGAACTTCGGTATGGGTGCCTCAGGGGCGAACTCGGGGAGCCACACGTACTTGAGCATCTGATGCGTGATGGCGAGGCTCATCACACGGTCATCGTGTGGGGAGCCGTGCATCTTGCCGTTCGTCGCCCGCACGAACGTCTTGAGTTCGGCAATCGTGTAGGCGTCCAGCAGCTCCAGCTCAACATCACGGATCGAGGCTGCCAGCTCGTCGATCGCCAGCGGCTTCGATGCCGCCGTCGTTCTCCAACCGAGCTGCTCGGTCTGCTCAGGGACGCGCTGCGCCAGACGGCGGGTGCGGTACATGTTCTTGTAGCCGTACTTGTGGGCCGCTCTCACGGTCGTCAGGCCGTGGTTGTTGTTCTCCACGCCGAGCAGCGCCCCGTTGTACCACCAGGCGATCTCAGCGAGCAGCTCACCGAACAGGTCAGGCTCGATGCGACCATGCCAATGGGCGACCACCTTGTTGGCGTTCGCGTCGATCACATGGGCAGCGGAGTAGTCGCCATGACCGAGACCTTCGGCAACGTCGGCACCGACAACGTAGACATGGCCCACCTCGGGGAAATCCCACACCGCGAACTCGGCGTTGTCGACGCGGCGGTACTCGACGTTCTTGCGGCCGTACACGTGCAGGTACCCGCGGAGTGGATCGACAGGGACGATCTCCATCAGAGCGTCGATGTCGAACACGGGGTTACCTGACTTGATGAACGCTTCCTCAGGGTTGCGTGGGTACTCCTGGTGGAGCTGCCATGACGGCATGTTGCTCGCCTTGGCTGCGTACCACGCTTCGTCACGGTCACCAGCAGACCAGGGGAAGAAGATGCCGACGAACTGGTTCACGCCCGTCTGCGATCCCAGCCACATCTGGTGGAAGAAGTCTCCCGAACCGTTGGCGGTCGACAACCCGATGCAGCGCCCACCAACGTCGGTGATCGGCTCGATCGACGACCACGCTTCTTCCGAGTTCGGCAGGAAGGCCCACTCGTCGACGATCACCAGGTACACCGATTCGCCGCGGGCAGGGTCGTTGCCGCTCGGCAGCGACTCGATCGCGGAATCGTTGTCGAACGTCATCTTCAACAGGTTGTCCGAGGTCTGCTGCGGGCCGCGCTGGCGCATCCACTGCGGCATGAACTTGAACCCGTACTTCGCCTTCTGGAGCAGCTTCGATGCTTCACGCTCGGTGCGCGACAACATCACGACGAAGCGGTCACCCCAGAAGAACACGAGCCAGAACGCGTAGCAGGCGGCAAGGGTGGAGAACCCGATCTGGCGTGCCTTGAGCACGATTGAGTAGCGGTTCGTGAGCCACGAACGCACCGTCTCCATCTGCGCGTCACGCAGCTCGAAACGGATGCGCCCACGCTCAGGGTGCTTGATGTGCCAGTACGTCTCAGCGAAGTAGATGAACGCCTGGAGGCGTTCATCCTCGGTCGCTTCGTCTGGCCCCTTGCACAATCTCCATTCCTTCTCATTGAGAAGGTCGGTTAGGTCCATCGGCCATCGGCCTCAGTTCGATCAGGCGGTGCGCTGGTAGTACACGTAGACGACGGCACCCTTGGTGCCAGAGGCACCGTTGGAGTCCACGTCGATGGTCATGATGTCGTCGGAAGCGAACTGTCGATCGGCGGCGGTTGCGCTGAACGCATACGCGGCTGCGGCCGTGAGTGAGGTTGTCTCGGTTGCGTCGATCGTCAGCTTCGTGGTGATGGTCGTGGTGCCGTTCTTGTTCACGTCGAACGTCGGCGTACCCGAGGCAGCGGCGGTGAACAGGCTCGCACGGAGGTCTGTGATGGTGAAGGCGAACGGCGCACGCATCGAGAACTTCTGCGTGCCAGCGAGGTCGGTGGTCACGTCACCGATCACGGGGCAGACGAACACGTCGTTGGTGGCGACGTACATGAGGGCTTCGATCGGATGCGACGGATCGCCTGCGATCTCGCGAACCGCGGCAGAGGCGATCGCGGTTTCCGAAGTGGAGAGAGTGGGCATGAGGGACCGTCCTTGATGTCTCGGCGTCTCACGCGCCGCTCACCAACAGCTCAGTTCGTTACCTTGGCGGCGGCGGCTTCGTGAACAGCCGCCTGTCGACGGTGTAGAACTTCTTCGTCACCCGCAGACCACTGCTCGGCAGCCGCACCCGCAGCACCCGATAGCTGCCCGTCGTGAACTGACCTCCCACGCCGACACCCGAGGCGGTGCGGGACGTGTTCAACCCCGAAAGCACGATCGCTGCGCCAACGCCAGAGCCAGTCGCCACACGCATGAACGAGACGGTCTCTGCGCTCGTGGAGGCACCGACGCCCGAACCCGAGGCGGTGCGGGCTGGCCCCTTCGTCGTGGTGGTAGACACCCCACCAGTGCCCTCTCCTGTCGCCGTGCGGGAGAATAACCCTGTGATGGTCTCCGTGCTCGATGACCCGCCCGTTCCGCTGGTGGTAGCGGTACGAGATCGAGCGGTTAACGCTGTTGTCGATGCTCCACCCGTCCCATCAGCGGTCGCCGTGCGCACCCTGATGTACGCCGAGACCGTCGATGCCGAACCCAGGCCATCGCCTGTGGCGGCGATGTCGACGGTGCCGAGGCTGGAGGGGGTTGATCGTGTGCGACGTATCCGAAGACGCGTCGCATGGGCGGCATCGTGCCGCTTGCGGAAGATCCCACCATCCAGCCCACCGACAGCCATATCAGAGGGCGTATTCCAGCCACTCCACTTCGGTGATCCAGCCAGCCGAGGTGGGTGCGGTCGGGAACTTGATGCCGATGATCTCCGACGGTCCGATCAGGAAGCGAGCCTCGGGCGGCGGGAGGTACAGCACGCCGTTGACGATGTTGAACCCCGACTCCCACAGCACGGTGCTGTCGGTGCCCTCAGCGGTGGCGGTGATGCCCGTGAGTGCTG